TTGTTAACAACTTATTAGAATTCTTGCCTCTGCTACTCATACCCTGAGTAGCTGGCTCGCATCTGATGAATTGTTTCCAAGCGCGAATCTTTTCTCCAGTAGATGTAAGACATATAAACTTACGTTTATTGGTGTTTAGGTCTGTTAAGGGTGAGGAATTCCGTTCCTTGACGGGTGGAATCACAACAAAGCAGAAGCCTATGCTTCATTGTACCTTAATAGGGGTACCTGCAGCCCTAGAAATCAGTGTTTAACTGAAAGTAAAGGAAACTGAATTTAGCTAGCTATTGGTTTTTCTTATTTGCGTTCTGATTGGTTATTCAACTATACCCAGTACTTAGTGCTGGATATCGTCGAACCAATGGGTGACTCAAAGTAGCGGTACTCTCACCAGTGTTTGTCTATAGGCCAATGCAATTAGCAACTGCATTGGGGCCCTGGGCCGACACGGGAGGAGTTACTGCTATTCCATAGACATCTGAGGTAAGACGAACGGTAAACTTCATATTTATATGAAGAGCCGGGCACTAAGGAAGATAATCTAAATATTTATAATTTATTATGAAACATTTAAATCAATCAACCTCAAAGCCTCGTCTTGGACGAGGGGAGCGAGTAGACACGCGTACGGGTATGACTCGTTCTTCCCAGGACTTAGATGTCAACTGGATAAGAAAAGCTGTTAAATTAGTTAATGGTATGATCACTAGAAATGGTGGTCGGTCACTGATTAATCTCTTTAAGAAATTAGGGGGACCAGTGGCCAAAGTCTCTAGGTCATGAGTAAAAGTATATAAAGCCTACGGTTCATTCATATTTCGCCTCTACCGTAAAGGAGGATTGAAATATGTATGTATTTACCTTAAGGCGTGCTCCGTTTTGCTTCAACAAGCAGTAGGGGGTCAGCGGATTCCATCCACTAGACCTCTTAATGCTGCTGTGTCTCGGACAAAATCGGGATTACCTAGGGTGATTCCCGCTCAGATGAGAGCTAGGATCATGAATAGGGAAGCCAGAGTCATCAGAATCTGACTTTCGCTGTTTAACTTATACCGGATTGTGGAATTTCCGGGTAAGCTTAAACTGCAAACTATTACTGATCCTTCCACAGCTCGGCTGGATGTCGTTGACGACTTCTGTCGATATGTGGGAGAATGCTTTTACCCGTTGTTATTGAAGATCAATAACCCGGCTAAGTTATTTAACCCCTCTAGGGTAAAAATAACTTTAAGGGCGATACCCTTTTTAATCTCGAAATCTAGTCCAGTATTCGCTAGAGATGATCATCTTGACGGTGAGTCATTATCATCATCTTCTCCACTAGGAATACTGAAAGCCGCTGCCTTCTTGCGTAAAGATCCTGTTCTCTGAGGACCACTATCCAAGTGGTTTGAGGAGACAGATAATCTTTGAGCAAGCAACTTAATCG